ACCCAAAACTACAATTTGAGTAAATGACTTGTAATTGAGTTTCAGAATGTTTTGTTCTAGATTTTTTTGATCATCTTTAGCATCTGCACTTTGAGACATCATCTGTCCATTGCGATAAATCTCAAAGATATTTGGTTTCATTCCACGACGAACCAACCATTCAGTAGAGGCTGTAGAAAACTCAATTTCCACAAGACAATCCTTTTCGTTTTGTGAATTTAAAAGTTGGGGTTTATTAATCTTTCGGAATGGTTTATTAAACAAAACAAAGGTAAGTGCATCCAGAATGGTTGACTTGCCAGCACCATTTGTTCCAACGATTAGAGTTGTTGCATGTTTGGTGAAATCAACTTCTGTAAACTGGTTGCCAGTTGACAGGAAGTTCTTCCAACGAATTTTTTTAAAAAAGATCATTATCTCTGGGGGGTATCACAAGATCGTTTTCATCAATTATAACATAGGTATACTTGTTTTCCTCGCACAACTTAATAGTAGGTTCATCTTCTATTTCAAGAACAGTCAAAGGAGGAAAGTCATCCGCTTCTAAAAGCCCTGCAAATCTTTCTGCATCATCCTCGCCTTTGAAAAGATAAAGGACTCTATCACCGTCACTATTTTCAACGGCATACAATCCTTCATGTTCTCTACCTTCTAGTGCGAGCACAAACATCAGTCTACTTCACAAGCTTGTTTATAAATTGATGATACCAGTTTTTTAACAACTGATTTGTTCAATGAAGATTCACTGTCTTCAATATATCTATTCAAAATTGAAACCGTATCTTCATTTTCAGAAGCTTCAAATTCTACATTGTCAGATAAGTCATAATTCTCTACAACTTTTACTTCCAGTGTATTGACTTTATTCAGTTTGTCAATAAATTTCTGAAATTGATTTTCATCTGTTTTTTTCTTGACAATTACCTTGACAAACTTGTTTTCAAATTCATCAAACTTAAAAATCTGATGAGGAGTATCTGAATATTGAATCTTCTTATAAATTGAGAATGGATTATCAATATGAGTATGTTCTAATGTTTCGGTATCAAAAATAGTGAATCCACGATTATCATCCACATCATTCCAGTAAATCTCATAAGGATTTCCTAGATAGAAAATCTTTCCATCACTACTACGAGTATGAAAATGTCCAGAGAATACTTTGGTGAACTTATTGAAGATGGTTTTATCATCTCCATGATCCATCACAAATCCACGATAGGGAGAGAATCCAGTCAACTCCAAATGCCCCATTGCAATCTGAGCATTTGTCTTTGCAATTAACCGAAGAGTTTCATCACGATTCTCTTGATTAATCCAAGGAAGAAAAAGAATCTTCCTATCATCGATTGTAATTTCTTGAGCTTTAGCAATTGTAATTACATTCTCATATTCACGAAGTAACAAATCAATGGCAGTTATATCATTCGTGTTTTTATAGTATGTTGTGTGATTGCCGATGATTGTATAAACTTTACATCTCAAGTCTTTGAGACGATTGTAATAGTTATCTTGAGCCCATTTCAAAGCCCAGAAGTCAATCGACTTACGATTATCAAAAGTATCACCCATATCAATAACTGTGGTAATACCTTCCTTTTCTAGAGTGGGAAAGAATACCTCATTATAAAATTTTAGAAAGTAGTCATGAAATACTTTAGATCCCTTTCTAGCACCAAAGTGCTGATCGGTGATAATAGCAACCTTCATATCAATAGTTGTTTGAACGATATTGAATATTGTTTTTAATCATATTAAGATCCGAATCACTACTTGACAAGATGGTGTCATCAGATACAAACACTTCATCAAATCCAGAGTGATCCAAAAGTTTTGACTTAACTTCCAGTTGTCTTTTTTCTTTTGCAATGCGGCGAAGAAAGGCGTAATAGATGACTTGAGTAAAGTAAGCAAATGGATTAGAAGATTTTTCAGGATCGAAGTTGTGAATATACTGGACACAATTTTCGATACCGTCAGAAATCATATCCTCACGGAACATGTAGTTAACAAAGTTTGGTTTGTATGATAAGTGCGTGGCAATCTTAAGGAAACACTCACCAAGATAATTGGTAATGCGTGGTTTTGGCAAGTTATTCGTTGCAGCAGAAGCCACAGAACGTCGATATTCCACAATCGCTTCCAGGAAATCTTTATTGTTTACATAGTGTTCTGCTGCTTTTCTGTTTCTTACCATTGTTAACGCCATTGCATTTAATTAACTCAAATCTTGTTCGTATTATAACACAAGATTAAAGGCTTGACAACACTTAAAAATACATCTAGAATAACTCTGTCAGGGTTCAAGGGAACAATTTAGCTACCTTTATAAAGCCTTTCTAGTTTACTTTTAAATTCATCAAGAGTTGAGATGTAACCCATCTCTTTGGTAATCTTTGATTTGCAAGATGTATTTTTATTGTATCTTTTATTTTTAGATACAAACTTTTTATACATTTTTAAAATATCATCATTTAAGATTTCACTCATTGTCAACACTTTTTCCATATCCAAAAAGAACATTGACTCATCAGACATTTTAATCCAGGGTTCAAACTGAAGCCCAGATATGTTCATTCTTGTTAAGTTAATTTCTTTAACAAGAACTGGTGATTCTATCAAAAGAACAATTCTATCATGTTCATCACATGGGCATACTTTTGCCATAATTTCTTCACCAGATACTAATTTTAATGTAGCATAAAATTCTTCTTCCATCTACTTTCTTAAGTTGATATTGATTATTGAATAATTAAAATACTCCTCATTATAGATTTTAATTCTTTCAGTGAGATGATTTAAAGTATAATTACGAGATGAATTTAAACTGATGTCGTCTGCAATATCATACAATACTGCTTTTTGTTTTTTATTTCCTTTACGAAGAACTCTACCGATTGATTGTAAATTTCTAATTCTAGATTTGGATGGTGAAGCAAAAACTACATTATGAAGGTTTTTGATATTGATACCAGTAGAAAAAGTTCCATAGGATGCAATGATGATTGCGTTGGATTCTTGTTCCGTAATTCTGCGAACTTCTTCTCTATCTTCTGTATCAACACCACCGTGAACGAAAAAGACTTGACGATTCTTTTCCTTGTCGTTATTTATAAGGTTATAAAGGATAAGCCCATGAGATTCAACTCGATTAAAAAGAACCAAACTGTTTCCTTTTAAATCTAAAGATAAGTTTCTGATAAAGTTGTTTCTCTTTTCATGTGATATGATGTATTGAATTTCATCCTCATACTTTTCAAACTTTCTACCTTCATGTTTCAATAAAAGAACTTTAATATCAAGTTTTGCAAGATGCCCTTTATCAATGAGTTCTTTTGTTTTTGTTACATTGTATGATGGGCCAAATAAACCTTCTAGAACCCACTTATGAGTTTGAGTTCCATCTAAAGTACCTGTAAATCCAAATCGATATTTACAATCTAAAAGTTTTGACATAATATCAACAAGTGATTTTGATTTGAACTGATGTGCTTCGTCACCAATTACCACATCAAACTTATCAAACCACTTAACTGGTTCTTTGTAAATTGATTGCCAAGTTGTAATGACTACTGGGGCATTAATGTCATACCTTTCTTTTCCAGAATAAATTTTGTGACAATAGTGTGATGTATCCCAACCATAATCTTCAAAGTCTTTATACATCTGTTCCACAAGTGAAGTAGTTGGAACAATGATGAGTGTTGACAAATTTTTTTCTGTGTAGTATCTTGTGATGGCATAAATCATCAAAGATTTGCCAGATGCAGTTGGAGAAATTAACAGTTTACGATTGAAATATAATGCACTGTAAATTCCATCTAACTGATAGTCTCTTGGTTCATGTTTTGAGATTGACTTGACATAATCTGCAACACCTTCTCTTGAAATCATTTCATTGACTTCAAAAGGTAATCCATAAAATTTTGAGTCTGCAAACTCATATTTGTAATTGCCTTTCTCTGCAAATGCAATTAACTTATCAAGTAAACCGACATATAATTCTTTCTTATTAAGATTGAAAAGACGAATTTTTCCATCCCAGAACTTTTTACGATACTGAGGCATAAATTTTGCCCCAGGAACATCAAATGTAAATCTATCTGAAAGTTCTTGTAAAATATAAGGTTCTGCGTTTATTCTAAGATATACTTCGTTCTTCTTTTCAATAATAATATCACTCATTAACTATAACCTGCCTGGAATTTACTCCACTCAATTGCGTTTTTAATTTGGAAAGTTCTGTTGTTGAGATTCTTAATAATCTCCTCTAAGTATTTAAGCGTTGTCTCATAGTACTCATTTTTCAGTTTCAAGTGCCCGAGTTTTTCATCCGCTTCCATATATCTAGACATGGAATCTTTGTCTCTGACTTTGAACGGAAAAGGTTCCTCTGCATAGATTTCTGGTGAAGCTTTTCCGTTATAATATTCATACCTCTCTTTTTTAAGAATGTTCATATCTTGAATACATTTTTTATTCAGGAGCATTGTATTGTTATAAACTTTGTAATACTTTGCGTGCAACTGTGGAATTTTCAAAGATTCAAGATGCAAGTTGTCGGGATCTATTTGCGAATCCTCTTCCCACATCTTTTGAATTTCATCAAGTGTCATAATTTATTGCCAAATTTATCAGTGATATTGAATATAGTATACTTGAAAGTAGCGCTAGCTGTAAAGTAGTTATAGTCTCTGTCTCTACAATCAAATTGAAGAGTTGACAAACTAAAAGGAAATAACCCCTTAAATTTAACTTCAAATTGAGTTCTGTAATTGCTGTTGAGAACGATTAATTTTCCATCGGATAATTCAGGAAATGCATTATTAAATCTTTCCGTTTTATGTTCATTTTGAAAATCTTGGAATTCACTTATTTTTTCTGGAAATCCTAAACCTCTTAACCAGTTATGAATCTCCATATAATTTTCTAAATTTTCATCAACCAAAAAAGTAATGTTCAAATCTCCATATGTTAAAATGTCTCCAGGGACATCTAACATTTTCATGTAGTTTGGTTGAATTGCAACTCCGAGATTAATATCTGGAATATTTGCAGAATTGCAAGTAAAATCAACTTTTGGAGCATGTTCCAAAACAAACTTAAACCCTATGGGGGACAAGTAATTTCTGTTTTCGGGCTGATTGTCCCTAGTCATAATTTTAAAGTTTACTTGTATTTAGGTATAAAAAAAAGAGTCCCTTTCGGGACTCTAAGAAATATGTGAAAGATGACTCACATGAGGTTCTTGACTTGAACTCTTCTGTAGTAACGGTTTGAGTTAGTCTTGAGTCTACCAAGTCCCTGTCCATCAGCAGCTGAACCTTCTGCGAATGGGTTGGCAACCATACCATATCTGGTTTTGAAGCCAATCTTGGGCTGGAAGGTGTCCTGTCCAACGGCACGAACCATCTGGAGAGGAACGTATGGGCAGTAGAAGAGTCCTGCGTCATAAGGATTGGTTCCCTTATAACCGATGACATAGTACTGTCCACCCGAAGCATTGGGGTTAACACCACCCGAATATGGATCGATGTATACCTTATACTTACCGTTGATAACACCAGCGAAGGTGTTACCAGTGTCATCAACCTGGAGGTTAGCGTTAAGTGCAGGGGTGTAATCGAGAACACCAGCCATGGTGAGAGCTGAAGCAACATCCGACGAGCAGATGATGGTGTTGCCCTTCCCGCGACGAGTTCTGATTGCGATTGCGTTAGCATCTCTCTCAAGTTGGAAAAGAAGTCCCTTGAACTTCTCAACACTCCAACGTCCGTTTGAATCAACGTCTAAGTCGAAAATACCAGCTGTTGCGGTATTGTTCTGAGCACCAGCTTCAGCAATCTGATAGATGGTACGGATAACTTCACGGTTGATTTCAGCAAGAATCTCGGTTGAGAGAATGTTTGCTAACTCAGCTTCAGCATCAAGTCCATGAATGGCCTTGAGATCTTGTGCGAGTTCTAATGAATACTCGGCCTTGAGTGCTCTGGAC